ATCTCCCTCACCACCGGTATTAAAAGCAGATCCAATTACTCCAAATAAATTTGCATAAGCAGCTTGAGAAACAACAGAGCCATCACAAAGAAGCCAGCCAGTGGGTGCAACAGACCCCCCAAACATAATGATGCTACCAACGGGAGATTCTACATTTGTTGCAGTTACATTGGTCACAGCGCCGACGGGGCTAAGTTGTAAATAAGAATTTACTGTCGGCAAAGAGGGCGGCATTCTCATTGTATAACTTGCAGCAAGAGCCAAGGGAGAAGCCAAAGTCACACCGTTTGCCGCAGCAACAACTTCTCTTAGTGTGACACTTCCACAATCGACATTTGCTGCTGTATTTGTTGCAGACTGAAAAACAAATGTCTGAGTGCCATTTACATAGGCGGCACCAGCTGTTCCAAACGGAAGACCAGTAAAACCTTTGTCACCAGTAATTGCTATTGAACCATTTTCAGTAATTCTTACATTGTTTCCAGCCCCGTCTTTAAAATACAGGTCATTTGTATTTCTGTATAAAGTTCCATTGTTAGCTGGAAGTAAACTAGAAACAAAATTAATAATGCTGGCATTGGTTAAACCAAAGGTGTTCATTGGTAAATTTGCGTTTATGTTTAATCCAGCTGTTGGAACTTTAACACCTTGTCCTGATGTGTGATTGTGTGTGTCTACTTTATTTAAACTTGCGTTTACGTCTTGAGCATATTGGGGACCTGGAGTTGTAGAAACCACGGGTATATTTAATCCCATATTAGGTGAGGACATTTAAAATACTCCTAGTTTTATTGTTGCAATAGCACTTGAGTTTAAGGTTAATGTTGTTGCATTGAAAGCTGCGTTTCTATAAATCACACTAGCTGCATTTATATCCATAATAATCCAGCCAGTGGGGACTCTTCCAAGACCATGATTTATTACATTGTTTCCTACAGCTAAAACCACACCATTTAAAACAACCATTTGATTTAATGGTAAAGCTTGAAGAGCATTTACTTCGGTGTCTAAAGTAGAAATGTTTTGTTCATTTGTGTAAGTGGTTTCAATAACTGGATCTAAAATAGATTTCCATCTAGTTGTTTGTAAACTTTGAGTTAAATTAATTGGAAGCTGCATAGTTTACCAACCAGTACCGAACGGCCCCTGCCAACCGCCGCCACCATCCGGACCAAATCCACTTGCCATTCTGCCATCAGAAATAGTGTCAGGCTGACCTTGATCACGATTAGTGGCCGTTTCTTCAATTCTTGATTTTAAGTACAGAATTTCTGCATCTAATTTACTAGAATCAGATTCTTCTTTATCAAGAGCGTACTTTGCAGCTCTTGCAATAATGTAATTAGTCCAACCATTGTAGCCATCAGTTGTGTCGTTCTCCCTTAGAAGCTGTTCTCTTCTGGGTGTGTACCAAATTCTTATTGGTTGACTAGATGACGGTTGAGGAATGAAGCGGATAGAATTTCCGATGATTCTATATTGCAAACCAAAGACACCGTAAATTGTCGATGCAGTATTTGGAAATACGTATCTGTTTCTATCGATAAAATTATAACGCTGAACCGTGACAAACCCATTGGGTGCATTGTTAAGTCCTAAGTCAATACCACTTAGTTTATACAAAGGAGGGGGGACAATGTTGTTTCCATTTGCGTCCTGAAAAGTATTAATCCCATCTGGAAGTGGATAGCTCATTGTCTGACCATTTGTAGTAAAAAACACTGGCTGATAAAGATTGTAGTCTTCATACACAGTGGTGATTAGGTCATAGAGCTCATCTGCGGCTAAATTTATAAAGTTATTCCATTCTGGAAGTGTAATAAAATTAGAATTTACTCTATCTGCTTTTTGTTGAGCCAAAGTTCTTAATTGCTGCAAGCTCATGTATCCAGCAACAACTGGAATAATAGAGCTGGGTGTTGGATAAGTGTAACCAGATACTCCACCGCCTACACCAGTATCTTCAGCGGCCACTCTGTAATACCACTGAGTATTAAGTGTTGGTGTGTCTACATAATTTGTAGCTGTGGGACTTGCAAGTAACGCATATGTAACACCGTCTGAGGATTTCTCTACTCTGTAATTTGTAGCACCAGGGACTGCATTCCAAGATAGAAGAACTTGTTTATTACCCTGTTGAAGATAAGTAGTTTGAGGATTGGGGCTAGAGGGAATTGGCATAGGTTTCCCTAAAAAATGGGGTTACCTGCTGTGACACAGATAACCCCTCGTTGATAAATTACAGTCCGTTTACTGTGACTGAGCTATTGCTTAAGTAAATGCTTCCGACTACTACCGTATTATTTGCGGGAGCGACTTTAGCTCCAGCGCTATCTAAAGCTTGCATATAAACTAAAGCCCCACCATTTACAGAGCTATTTAGTCTGTTCACGCTTAAGTTTCCGTTTCCACAAGCTTCTACTGAGGCAACACCCGATACTCCCATGCCCTGTACAACTGCACCGCCCCCGATTGGAGCTGATTGAATAGGTACAAAAGCCAATCCAACAGCAGGGGTAACACCAGCAGGTACTCCAGCAGCAGCCCACTGAGCAGCTGATGCAGTTCCTAAAGATACGATTACACAAAGTTGTCCAGCTACAGTGTTTAGAGAGTTAATTCCATCAAGAGGAGAAGCGGCTTGCAAAAACCCTCCGAGCAATCTTTCATAGCTATCTTGTAGCTCAATCATGATAATGCCTGGCTCAGGATTGGGATTTGTGGCACTGGGAACGCCTACAGTATTCATGTAAACGTTGCTTACTCCACCGCCTTTTACAAAATTAGTTCCATTGGGAAGTGTATTGTCTACTACGAAGCTTACGGTGACCAAGCAAGGGTAGGCCTGCATTTGGTACATTTTATTAGAAAGCCAATTTCTATTAGCCATGTTTTTGTCCTTGTCCGTCCTTCTATAACCCAGCAAACAGGTGGACGGAACCTGCGCGAGTAGTATACCAAGGACATCTTGGTCTACGATTAACTCTAATCAAGGCAAAAAAAGAGCCCCGGTGCTAGTAGGACACCAGGGCTCAAGCATGAATAAACGCAACTGTCTTAGCCGTTATAGAGCTCAACCTTGTAGTTGTTAAGTAAATTTTATCAAAAAAAACAAAAACCCCCAAGGATTTCTCCCTGAGGGTTTTGTTACCTAATAATTAGGCAGATAGTAGAACTCTTAAGTTCCAGCCTGGAGCGTTACAAGTGTAATTGTAGTACGCGCCAACTCGAACCTCGAGAGCGTCACTATTTCCAACCCGTAAGCCTTCGAGTCCTTCGAGACCGTAGGTCAGAATGTGTGGAGCTTTGCCCAAAGAGCGTAGCTTCCAGGTGTCCATCGACAATGCAAGACCTGTTTGAGGAATTGCAGAACGGTCAGCAAAGACCGTTACATAGCCGTAAGCCGAGTGGAATCGAATTCCTTCGAATGCGATTGCGGCTTCTTCGTGCTTGATGTCGACATATTGCACTTTAGCCCCTAAAGCGTTTTCAAGCGCTGTGTAGGAGGCAAAGCTCAAGATGAGGGTATCTGGGTCTGCGCCCTCTCTGTTCGCAAAACCTAGTGCATTCGTTACCCCTTCCTCGATGCTGTATGCCGAAGCATTGTATCGAAGACCGGCCAAACGAGTTGGGTCAACTGATCGGTTCACGCCCCAGAAAGAATCTGAGGGAGAAGGATCGGTTGCAGGTAGCCATGCAGAGAACCCAGAAGCGGCCAAGTAGGAACCAACGGAACCCAAAGGACCAGATCCAGATCCACCAGCGGGAGGAATATCCCCCTGCACAGTTAGATAGCTTCCAGAAGCCCAATTGACGTTAGGTGTTCCTTGAGCAATCGAGAACTGGATTACTCCAGTGGCACGATTGACAGAGGTAACAGTCCCTAAGTCAGGGGTGTTTGGTGTAGCAACTGGAAGTACAGCACCGCCATCCGTAGCAGAGGCTTGGAGGGTCATGCCAACTTCGAAGTTAACCACATTCTGTGGGTTAGCCAATTGAAGCTGATAAACGCCCGGTGAAGGGTTGGTTACAGCACCAGAGGTCACGCCACGAGTTGCGGTTCCTGAACCAAAGAGCTCAAAAGCCATGTTGTTAGACAAGTTTTTGATGCCCCCGTCCATTTGACGTTTCATTTCGTCAACGAACGCACCAGCATTGCTTCTAGTTTGCTCGATGAGCAAGTTCGTGATTGTGACTAATTGATAGTCCT